ATAAAAGCAAAGCCCGTCCCGGGTCATTCCGGGGCGGGCTTTGTGGGTTCAGGAGCCGCTGGGGCCGCGGGAGATGAAAAAGAGAGTGGAAGTCCCATTTTTTGTATTGACAAAGAAAAGTTGTTAAAATACTATTGACAACTGGCGGTTGTTGATATAGGATGGAGATAACCAACATTTTCCGCAATGACACAGGCAATACAGGAGGAACGCGATGAACTATCAGGAAAAAGTGGCGTGGCTTGGGCGCTACCAGACCGCGCTGAGCTGCCAGCGTATGCTGGAGGAGGAGATCACTGTGCTGCGCAGCGATGCAGCGCGGGTGACGGCGTGCATGTCCGGTATGCCGGGGCGCAGCGGCCCCGATGCTGACCGGCTGCCCCGCGCGGTAGAACATATCGAAGATGCGCAGAAAAGGCTGGCGCAGCAGCTGGATGGCTGCATGGCGGCCCGGATGGAGGTGATGCGCGGCATCCTGACGGTGGGGGACAGCGCAGGGCGGCAGGTGCTGCAGCGGCGCTACCTCATGGGCCAAAGCTTTGCAGAGATCGCCGATGCGATGGGCGTGGTGCAGCGCCGGGTCTACCAGCTGCACCACGCGGCTGTTGAGCGGATGGAGCCGGAAAAGGGGGCGTGAAAAACATTTCCCGGAATTTCGCAGAGAGTTCACGGGATTTCATTGTATTTCACAACTAATAGTGGTAATATGGTAGCATCGAAACTCGTGGGAGACAGGTAAGTCGCCCGCGAGTTTTTTCATGCCCGAAGGGAGGAATGTCATTGTGCGAAATTAACGCGGACCATGTGCTGGGCGAGCTGGCCGAGATCGCCTTCGCTGTCCCGGGGGAGGAGGGCGGCCCGCCGGTCAAGGTGGCCGACAAGCTGCGCGCACTCGAGATGCTTTACAAGCATCTGGGGCTGGGGGACGGCGCAAGGGAGGAGGGGGTCGTCATCGTGGACGAATGAGAGAGAGGAGCAGGCGGCAGACGGATGCGGGTAAGACTGAAGGAAAAGATACCGGGCGTTTTCTGGCCGGTGCATACCGCGATACGCAGCGGCGGCATCAGCGAGGTCGTGGCCAAGGGCGGGCGCGGGTCGGGCAAGTCCAGCTATCTGTCCATCGAGCTTGTGTGGCAGCTGCTGCGCCGCCCGGACTGCCATGCCGTGGTGCTGCGCAAGGTGGGCGGTACGCTGCGCAACAGTGTGTACAACCAGATCGTATGGGCCATCGGGGAGTTGGGCTGCGCGGGGTACTTCCGCTGCACGGTCAGCCCGATGGAATGTACCTACCTGCCGACCGGGCAGAAAATTTTGTTCTTCGGGCTGGATGATCCGGGCAAGCTGAAAAGCCTGAAGCTGCCGTTCGGCTCGGTGGGGGTTTGCTGGTTTGAGGAGCTTGACCAGTTTGACGGCCCCGAGGAGGTGCGCAATGTCGAGCAGACTGTGCTGCGCGGCGGCAGTTGGGCGCTGACGCTGAAAAGCTTCAACCCGCCGGCTATGGCGCGCAGCTGGGTCAACCGCTACGCGCTGGAGCAGCGCCCCGGCAAGCTGGTACACCATTCGACCTACCGCGACCTGCCCCGCGGGCTGCTGGGGGAGCGGTTCTGGGCTGATGCAGCGCATCTTGAGCGGACGAACCCGGCGGCATACCGGCATGAGTACGGCGGCGAGGTGGTGGGCAGCGGTGCGGCGGTGTTTGACAATTTGCAGCTGCGCACCCTTGCGCAGGACGAGCTGGACCGCTGCGACCGGGTCTACCACGGCGTTGACTGGGGCTGGTACCCCGACCCATGGGCCTACAATGCGGTGTGTTACGATGCGGCGCGGCGCACGCTGATCATCTATGACGAGCTGACCCGCCGCCGCACCCCCAACCGCGAGACGGCCCGGCTGCTGGCGGAGCGCGGCCTGACCGACCCCGACAGCGGCCCGCTTACGGCGGACGCCGCCGAGCCGAAGTCCTGCGCCGACTATCGTGCCGCCGGGCTGGCCTGCCGTGCGGCGCAAAAGGGCCCCGGCAGCGTGCGGCAGAGCATGAAGTGGCTGCAGGGGCTGGCGGCCATCGTCATCGACCCGGTGCGCTGCCCGGACACGGCGGCCGAGTTCAGCGAGTATGAGTATGAGCGCGACCCCCGCACCGGCGAGGTGCTGCCCGGCTACCCCGATGTGAACAATCACCACATTGATGCGGTGCGCTACGCGCTGGAAGGGGTGTGGAGGCGAAGAGGAAATTGAGGCAGCGCGGCTTCCCCTTTGGGGGAAGCTGTCAGCGGCTCCGACCGCTGACTGATGAGGGGCGAAGCTGCCGGGATTGCCCGTTTATGGGATGCGCCGGAAACGCTGCCCCTCATCCGGCGCTGCGGCGCCACCTTCCCCCGCAGGGGGAAGGCTTTAAGAAAGGAGGAACGGACTATACAAACTTATCTGGAACAGGCATTTGGAAAAAACGATGTTACATCGGCAAAAATGCGGGCCGCGCTGCGGGAGTGGCTGGATTTGTACTACGGTGCGCCGCGCCCCGGCGAGGATGCGGCCCCGCGGCTTGCGGCGCTCATCGTGGGCAAGCTCTGCCGCACCGTGTTTGCTGAGTATGAGACCCGGCTGCCGGCCGCTGCGCCGGAGGCCGTGCAGCGCAGTCTGGCAGCCCTGAACGCGGCGGCGCGCACCGCCATGCAGTACGCGCTGGTCGGCGGGGAATGTCTGCTCAAGCCGGTGCCGGCGGACGGCGGGTTTGACTTTACGGCCATCCGCCGTGACTGCTATGTGCCGCTGGCGCGGGATGCACACGGCCGGCTGCTGGCGGTCGGCACGATGGAGCGCCACAGCTGTGACGGGCAGCAGTATGCCCTGCTGGAGCGCCGCACGGCCGGTGCCGAGGGGCTGACCATTGAGACGCGGCTGTTTGAGCTGAACGGGCAGGTGCTGGGGCGGTGCGTGCCGCTGAGCACCCTGCCCGCCTGTGCGGCGCTGGTGCCGCAGCTGGTGCTGCCCGGCGTACAGGGGGTGGGGCTGGCCGTGCTGCGGATGCCGCTGATGAACTGCGTGGACGGCAGCACCGATGCCGTGAGTATCTACGCCCCGGCGGCGGGGCTGCTGCACGCGCTGGCCCGCTGCGAGGAGCAGCTGAACACCGAGTTTGCGAACGGTGCCTCGCGCGTGTTTGCGTCGGAGGACCTGCTCCGGCCTGATGCACAGGGGCGGCGCGCACTGCGCGATGATTTGTTTGTCGGCCTGCCGGACGACCCCGCCAATGTGGGGGTGACGGTCTACAGCCCGACCCTGCGGGAGCAGAGCTATCTGGCCCGCAAGCAGGATCTTTTACGCGGCTGCGAAAGCCTGCTGGGGCTGCGCCGCGGAATCCTGAGCGAGCTGGACGGCACTGGCGAGCCGCGCACCGCGACCGAGATCACCGCAACAGCGGTGGACTATGACCTGACCATCCGCGACCTGCAGGCCGCCTGGGCGGACACCGTGCGGCAGGCGATGGCACTCTGCGGCGCGCTGGGCGCGCTGTACGGCGTGCCGCATGGTGCGGCGGACGCGGCCCCGTCTATAGACTGGGGCGACGGCGTTTTGTATGACCGCGCCCGCGTCTGGGCAGAGCAGCGCGAGATGGTGGATGCAGGGCTGCTGCGCCCCGAGCTGGCGCTGGCATGGTATTTTGACCTGCCGTGCGAGACAGAGGCGGAGCTGGCCGAGATACGGCGCCGATTTATCGGCGCGGAGAGACAGAAGGGAGGTGAGGCTTGATGGAGGAGCAGAAGCAGATGACCCCGGCACCCTATGCGGCGGGGACCG